TAGTGTTAACATATATGCGAAGCACCCAACCCTAGAGTTTACTAGAAATCATCAGTATGTCTTTGATGTATCTGATACTTCTAACTTCGGTTACTACCTATCATTCTCTCAGGATAACCAATATAAACTAGAATACTCATTTAATAATATTGAGAGATCTGGCACACCAGGTATTCCTTTAGGTGCTGGTCAGTATCCATTTGTTAAATTCTCTGTATTAGGTGATGTAACTAATATCTCTTACTACTTCGATCCATCCAGGACTGGTAGTGACTCACCTGTTGGACCTCTATCCTTCATTGATGTTATCACCACTCCATTTGAAGGTACATTTACTGTAACAGAAGTACCAACAGATACTAGCTTTAAATTCCAATTATTAAAGGAACCAGAAAGAAACAATGCTGAAGTTGGAACTGATGAGTTTGATCAGGTTTATTCATATTATTCAACTACTTCCACAAGAGCAGTTGGACCTATCAATACAATTCAACTTGTGTCTCCAGGTGGTTTCTATCAGAAGTTACCTATCATCAGTGATATAGCATCATTTAGACAGATTGAGAAGATTGTAGTAGTTGATGGAGGTACTGAATATGCTCCAGGTGTCTACTATGATGTCCCTGTTGCAGGTGATGGTGAAGGTGGTAAAGCAACCATTACTGTTGAGGTAGATGATGAGGTTGGTTCAGGAACAATTACCAATGCTCAAGTAGCAGATCCAGGTAAAGGATATACTATAGCATCTATTGATATTGATGCCATACCTGGTATTTTAGGACAAACACTTGCAGGTTCTGGTGGTGCTGTAAATGTTGTTATTCCTGCTGAAGGTACTGGTGCATCTGTATTCCTAACTGGTGGTAATATTGGTAAGATTAAGAGACTTAAGAATAATGAATTTGGTTTTGGTTACTCACACGACTATACCTTAAAACCAGAGATTACTTTCCCTGTTAACTTACAACTCTTCAATACATCAATACTAAGTCAGATCAAGATAACTGACCCAGGTGCTGGTTATACTTCAACTCCTGCTGTTGTAATTGAAGGTGGTGGTGGATCTGGTGCTGAGGCAGAAGCAGTTGTTAAAAACAATCGTCTTAGTGAGATCATTATTAAGAATAGTGGTGCTGGATATTCATCCGAACCAACGGTTACTCTAAAATCAGAATTTAACTACGTTGTTAACTTAGACCTTAACTATCTACAGTTTAACTTCCCACATGGTATAACCACTGGTGCAGAAGTCCAATTTAGATCTGATGATATTGGATCAACAGAAGGTGAATTACCAAAACCAAGTACCGCAGGTTTGACTCAGTTAGTCGCTGGACAGACCTATTATGCTATTGCAGGTGAGGCAGCAGGTTTAGAGACTGACCAATTAAGATTCGGTCTTACTTTACAATCAGCACAAGCTGGATCTTACGTTACCTTCCTAACACAAGGATCTGGTAGACAGACTCTTTTAACTGAGGTATTCGGTGGTAAAGCAACTGCTGTTGTTGAGACCTCAAGATTCTTAGAAGGAGAAGAGGTATTCCAAGGATCTGCTATTGAGACTGCTACAGCGATTGGTAGTGTATCTACTAACACTGGTTGGCAGATTGGTCCTAAGATTCTTAAGATCGTTGATTATACTGGTGATTGGGCTAAGGGTGAGAAGGTAACAGGTGTTATATCCAAGGCATCTGGTGTTATCGATAACTTCTCTATTGCTCGTGGTGTGTTAAATATCGGCTCCCTAACGAAGACTCCAGGCCGATTCATTGATGACGTTGGTAAGCCTTCTGAGATTGTCCAGAAGATTCAGGATAGTTTCTTCTATCAAAACTTCTCATATGTTGTCCAGTCTGAGATTCCTATTACTGAGTGGAAGACACAGGTATTAGAGAATAACCATCCAGCTGGTTTCAATATGTTTGGTCAGTTACAACTTAGTGGTGGTAAGGATGTATCTGGACGTAAGATTGGTACAGAATTTACGAAGAAAGTTAATATACAAAACTATAGTAATGTAAACCAGATTACATCATTTGGTGCTGCTCAACCAATCTATACTGACTACAACAATACTGAGGTTCTTTTCCGTAAGAAGCGTCTAACTTCTTCTGAGGAAATCTTAACTTCTATTGTTAAGAAGATGGATGATATTTCTGATCAGTTTGATGGTATTAAGAAGTCATTCCCAATCACTGTTGAGGGTGAAACTGTAATTGTTAAAGATAATCAGTTAATGATTACTCTTAACGGTATTATTCAGTCTCCTGGTGTTTCATATCAAATTGTTGGTGGTAACTTAGTATTCTCTGAGCCACCAAAACCACCTTCTAAAGTTAACTATAGAATCTTAGGAGTTACTCCTACGCCTATCTACAGAATTGCTCTTTATGATGGATTCGGTGGTACTAACTATGGTATCTTCCCAACACTAGGACAGCAGATTCAAGGACAACTATCTGATGTTGTTGCTACTGTTATAGATTCAGGTACAAACCACTTAGATGTTATCAATCTAGTTGGTGGTAGTTTCCAACTTAATGAGCAGATTAAGAGAGGTGAATTATTCGCTGCTTTAGTTGAATCAGTAACCTTAGTTAACAGTCCTACAATCTTCCGATTTGGTGAAGGACTAACAAACCTAGACGGAGATACAGCATACGTTGAAGAGACTAACGTAGATGCTGAAGGTGTTGTTAATGATCGTATTGTTGTAAGTAAGACTTCAGGTACTCCTAGATTTGAAACTGGTATCTTTGATTTCAAACTTAATGAATTCATATATTCTGCCTCATCTAAGATAGCAGGCCAGATTACATACATTGCTCCTTACAGTGATCCTATTAATGAAGAAGTTGTTGATGAATTGATCATTAACAAAGGAACAACCTTCCAAGGATTACTATTTGAGCGTTTAGTTAGTCTTGAGAATCCTAATGTCATATTAGACGACATTTCACAGTCTTCTATCACTCCTACTGAGATTAACAATAGTGATGAGAGAATTAACGCTGACTTCCTTGATTTCGAGCAAGTTAGGACAACAGAGATAACTTATAGTCAAGTTACTGGTGGTCAATTCACTTTAGGAGAAGTTATCCGAAATAAGAAGGTATTTTACGGAAATCCAATTTCTGTCTTCCACGGTAATGCTGCAAACAGATTCCTTGATGCAAAACGAAATATATCGAATAATAAGCAAGAAATCATCGATTTTGCAGAAGCACAAATTGCAATTGATCATCCTGACTATTATTTCCCCAATGACGTTATTACTAACTCTTGGAGTAGATTTAAGGATGCATATCGCCTAATTCAAAATAATAAGGCAATGATCGCTGGAATGGCATTTGATGACATGAAGACGCAGTATCCTAGCTCTTCTATTCCTTCAGATGCGAAATGTAAGCGAGATCTCGAATATATGATCGATGCTATCTCAATTGACGTTTTTGCAGGTGGTAATGTCTATACTCGTAAATTTGTCCAACAATTCTTCACTGCTGAAGGTGTTTACCAACATGTAAACGCACAATCTGCTGAAACTCGTTTTGCCTTTGAAAAAGCAAAAGATAGAATGAAAGCAGCAGTTGCTAACCAATATTCAGGCACAATCAATGCTGTAAACTCTGGTGACTCTTGGACTGGTTATCAAGACCTTACAATTACTGCTGACCCTTCACCTAACGATAATTACGGCACTCCTGGATCAAACACTAATAATGCAGATTCACAAAACTGCTCTGATGTCCAAGCTGCAATTACAACACTTTGGGAGTTTACTGACGAAGCATTGAATAATGCAAGTTTAAATGACGTTCCTGATGAAACAGTTGGTACATATTCACCTCATCAAGAATTATGTCGTAGAGACTTAGGATACTTCATTGATGCTATTGCTAACGACTTAGGATCTGGTGGACAGTATAATACAGTAGAATTCACTAAGAAATTCTTTGATGCTGCTGGTGTCCCTCTAACTAACGGAATTGCTGGAGAAGAGGCACAAGCGATTACTGCTTTCCAAGCAGCAAGAGATTTGATGTATAGAGCGATTAATAACCTAATGTATTGGAAGGATCTCTCTGGGGTTGGATATAACCTTAATGATCCTACTACTTACACTGGTGGTGTTGCTCCTGCTAATACTTACGATGCTAACTATGCATCTGGTAATAACCAAGATATTAACAATTGTGCTAACGTTAAGACCTATATCGGCACTTTAAGTGATATAGCGACTGTAGCATTCAATGCTGGTAATTTAACCAATGTTAATGCCTTAACAGTTACTGATGGTACATTCCAAGATGGTGAGACCATTAGGACAACTAAGATCGGATATAAGAATCGTTCTAGAGGATTATTCGTTATTGGCGATCAAATTAAGGGTATCACTTCTGGAGCACTATTTGAAGCTCTAGGATCCAATTCTGGTCTAAAATGGATATTTGCTGGTAATATTACTGGTACATTCCAACAAGGTGAATATATCACTAATAGTCTTCTAACTGCAACAAATTGCACTCAGAGTGTCATAGTTAAGAAGGCAGAATTAAGTGGCAGTAAATCCATCTATGTACCAAGTAATGCAATACTTAAGACTCCAGAAAGTCTAGATTTTGAGTTTGGCACTGGTGACTTTACTATTGAGTCATGGATACGTCCTGCTGCTAATGTTGGCACACAATACCTATTTGACTTCCGTCGTTTGAGTTCTGCTCAAGGTTTGAATATCAGAATGGATGGTCAAGCAATTAAGGTATATAACGGCACAACTTTAGGAATTAATAGTGGTAACGTAGTTGCAACAACTGGTACTTGGTATCACCTATCTGTTGTTAGATCATCTGGTGTTACCCAAATGTATATTAATGGTGCACAAGTAGGATCTAACTGGGCAGATACTAACACATACCTTTATGCTTCTGCATCTATTGGTATGGACTTTAACCAGACATCACATTGGGCTGGTCATATTGATAACTTGTATATTAAGAAGGGCACAGCAGATCATACAACAGGATTTACAGCACCTACACAAGTTGATTATACAGAAGATAATATTGTATTAGGATTAGATGGTGAAGCACCATTTATACTTTCAACTACTGAAGTATATGCAGAGTATAGTGGATCAAGATCTTCTAATGCTGCTGCTAAGAAGGTTGACTATGCTAATCTTCTCACTATTATTGAGGACGTTGATTTAGGTCGTCAAGAGTTTAGAGACTGTGCTGATATCATTGACCTTAATGGTGCATGGATAGCAGAAGAAGCAGTTGGTAGAATGAAGGCTGCATTCTCAGACTTTACTATTAAGGGTGATGTACCTGCTGAAAACAGCTATGGTGGTACTGATAAGTGTATTAGAGATACTAAGGATTATATCTTAGGTGCACTTGTTAAGGACTTAAGAGAAGGTGGAAACTATCACACAATCTATACAGCAAGAACTTATCTAACTGTTGGTGGTGAGTTAAACTTCATTGGTAATGAGATTTTACAATCACTATTCACATGGAATGAAGTTGTAAAACTTGCTAAGGATGTTATAACAACAACTGATACTACATTAACTGGTGTCTATACTACCAGACTGAGAATTCCTAATAACTTCTCATCTCCTGCTGCTGCTAATGTCCAGGCTGAAATCACTACTTTAGGTGATGATTTACTTAAGGTTATTGCTCCTAATGATCAGAGATTTAGAGAAGGTGGATTCCAACTTTGGAAGAATAGAGATTATATTGCAGAAGAAACTGCTGGATATATTCAGAACAAATATGAGAAGGAAATCAATGGCACTGTATATGACTTCCTTGAGATGCCTGGATTTGGTCAACCCTACTGTGAACGTGATATCAAGGACTTCATTATTCCTGGTGTAATTGCTGACCTAGTAACTGGTGGTACATATCAGACACAATCTGTTATAGACAAGTATCTTGATGATCAAAATAACATACTCAATGTAGAGCATGAATTGAGTGCAATGATGGATGCATTTGAGTATGCCAAGATGCTTTCAATGAAGGCAATTAATAACCTTCTAATGTCTCCTGGTGAAACATCTGCAAACCTAACAGATAATGATGGTAATGCATTAGGTCTTCCTGCATATGTCCAAGAAGAATATTATTCTCCAGTTTATACAACTAGAGTTGCATATAGAGACTCTACTATTGTATTAGATACTGAAGGATATCCTCAAGCAAATAGATCTTCAAATGACAGATATCTAGATGCTGCTGAATCTATTTGGACAAACAGACATCTCATTGCTAAAGAATGTGTCAGCATAATGAATGACCTTTCTAAGTATGAGAATCTACAGATTCCTGGTGGTCATGTTAACTGTGAAGATGATGTTATCGATATGATCGAGGCATTGGTACATGACATAAGATTTGATTGTAACGAGAAGACATATGATGCTGCTGCATTATATGTTGAGACAGAAGATAATTCACTTAAGCATATTGAGACTGAGTATGAAGCAACTATTACTGTAGTTAAGATTCTAAGAGATATCTGCACTATGGTAATGCGTAATGCGTTTGGTAGAGATTATGTAGAAGGACATGAGCCTGATTTGAAACCAGTCCAGACATATGAGCAAAACCCAAGAGATGATTTATTCTGGAAGTGTGGTGATGCTATTGATGGAAATATTAGATATATTGCAGAGCAAGCAGTTGCTGCTGGGTTACAACAATATCCTGGATTATTAATTCCTGGTGGATCTATTAACTGTGTGCATGATGTTACTGATATCTTGAGATCGTTGGTATTCAACCTCAAGTATGGTGGTAATAACTGGATGCAGTATGCTTCTGAATTCTATACAACATATAATGGTAATTTAGACCACGTTACTAACGCATCTACTGAAACTAATTGGATTATTAACAAAGCGAAAGAGTATGCAGTTCGTGCAATGAAGGGTCAGGTTATTACTAATGATGCTGGTCATACTGTAGATCAGGTTATATACGATGCTGTCCCAAGACCTGTAACATCTCTATTCAATTCTGGTACTGATGGTATTCAGATTAACCAACCTAATAATATCATTACTAGATCATTCAAGTTTGGTGAAGATAAGATTTCTACAACTGATACTGGCACAGGTATTGTACCTACTGAAGATGCAGTATTCAGATTAGTTACTAAGTTACCTTCATCTCCAATAGATTGCTGCTTATTTGAAGCAGGTGATTCTACTGCTGGTATCTGGGTAGGTATTAGAGACGGTGGTAGTTACTTTAGAATTCGTGCAGGTAATGGTGCTAATTCATATTCTGGTGGTGCTTCATATACAAATGACACTGGTTTAGCAATGATGGATCTTCAAGTAAGTAATCTATCATCTTACTTTGATAACGGAGATCATGAAATAGTATTTGAAATAACCATTGGTGGTACAGTTCAAGTTGGTCCTGGTGCTATTAAACTATGGATAGATGGTAACTTCATATCTGAAGTAACTACTCCTGGTGGACAGAATACTGGTCTAGCAGGTGGCGGTGGTATATTTGCTTCTGCTAATTATGCTGGATTTGGATCCTCTGCTGGTTCAATAGTTGCTGGAGAATCTGCAACTGTTAATACATTTACAGTTAACGTTGGTCCTGCTCCTACTATTGCTTACAATATCACTGATGCAAAATATGATAGCAGCACTGGTGATCTATGGTTAGATGTTGGATCACACAATCATACTGTTGGAACATATCTCAAGTTAGTCAGCAATTCGATTAACTTCACTTGTGATATGGATAACCATCAGTCAACTCATTCATATCCTAGATCTGGTGACCCTGCTGGTAATACTGCTATAGAAGTGCTCAAAGTTGGTAATACAGAGCACACTGCTTCTACTGCTGCATATAATCCTGAGTCAGGAATGATGACAATCACCATTGCTGATCATGGTTTAACAGATTCTACAACTCATACTGCTAAGGATGCTGCATATGATCCTGATAGTGGTGTATTACAGATAACTTGTGACGATCATGGATTTAAGACTGGTGATCAAGTTAAGATACACAATGGATCTCTAATATTCACTTGCTCTCAAGATAACTATGCTACTAAGCATGGATATCCAAGACAAAAAGATCCTGCTGGTGATCAGTGGTTATTAGTTGAAGAGGTAACAAATAAGGACGTATTTAAGGTTAATGTTGGATCTACACCTAGAGTAGAATACAACGTATCTGATGCTGATTATAATCAGGTTGATGGAGAGTTAACATTAGATGTTGGAAACCATCGTTTTGTTGGTGCTACACATCATGTTGCAACTTACTCAGAATATGATGCAGCGAAAGGTCATTTGAAACTGACAGTAGGTGGACATAAGATCACTAAGGGTGAGCAGATCCAGATTACTGAAAATTCCATGACATTCACTTGCTCAATGGATAATCATTATACTAACCACGTTTATCCAAGACCTACTGATCCTTGCGTAGGTAAGTGGTTAGATGTTGTTGAGTCTGATATTCCTGGTGGCACATTTACAGTTGATGTTGGTAAGTCTCCTATTGTAGGTTACAATCCAACTGCTGCTACATTTAATTCTGAGACTGGTGCTCTTACTTTAACAATTGGATCACATAGTCTAGCAGCTGGAACACATATCAAGTTGGCACAAGGTAGCTTGACATTTACTTGTGATATGGATGATCACCATTCACATCACTCATATCCAAGACCTAAGGATCCAGTACATAACGAGCCATTACCTATTGTTTCTACTACATCAGATTCTATTACAGTTAACGTTGGTATTACACCTAAAGTAGAGTATGACGTTAGTGCTGCTAGTTTCGATACATCTAATGGTAGATTAAATCTAACAACAGATAGGAAGTTTAGTTTCCGTGATCGTAGCATCCACAGTGTATCTGGTGCAACATATAATGGATCTACTGGTTTAATGAGATTAACTGTTGCAAACCATAACTTTGCTAACGGTGATTATGTAAAACTTGATGATGGTGCAGTCACATTTACTTGTGACATGGACAACAATGCAACCAACCATGCATATCCTCGTGCTTCTGATCCTTATTCTGGTAAGTGGATGGATGTCCGTAATGTATCCAGAGATCAATTTGATGTTTATGTTGGTAAGACACCTGAAATACCATTTACAGTATCTGATGCTACATACAACCCATCAAATGGTACTTTAATACTTGAGATTGGTGAGCATGATTTAGTAGTTGGACACAACATTAAACTAACACAGGATTCTGTAGCATTTACATGTCTCTTAGATAACAACGTTACTACTAAGACATATCCTAGATCATCTGGATCTGCATATATCGGTAACAGTGGTGCTGACCCATTCTATAATAAGCCTATTACAATTCAGAATGTTACTGCTACAACTATTGAGTTAAATGTTGGTGTATCTTCAGATTTAACAACTCATACATTCGCACCTAATGTTGGTTTAACACCTACTGCAATTGATCACAATCCAGTAACAGGTAAGATGAAGATCAGTATTCCTGGTCATAACTTACAAAATGGTGACTTCATTAAGATTGCTGATAATTCATTGACATTTACTTGTGCGATGGATTTACATGCAACTGATCATACATACCCACGTTGCCACGACCCTGCATCAGGATCATGGTTAAAGGTTGAGAATGTAACTGGTAATGAGTTTGATGTCCAAGTATTAACAGATATTCCTCAGAGCAATACAACATTACATTTATTCAAGTCTGCTACACCTAATTGCATTACAACTTCTGTAGTTAAGTCTGGTGGTGTATACAACCACACTTATGTAACATCTTCAGCAAATTGCTTACGTCATGCTGGTGATAGTGTAAGACTTAAGGATGATTCATTAACATTCACATGTAATATGGATGGTCATTCTGCTCAGAAGACATATCCTAGAGCAGCAACCACAACTCATACTCCATCTGATGTTAAGTATGATCCTAATACAGGTTTACTTAAATTTACTGTTAATAATCATGGATTCCTTCCACACACATATATCAAGATTGCTGATAATTCATTAGCATTCAGTTGTAAGAAGGATACACATAGATTCACTCCTACTGATGTTGATTACAATCCAACAACAGGTGATATGGTACTTGAATTTGGAGTATCTCATGGTTTGGTTCCTAATCAGGATATGATTAAGATTACACCTGAGTCAATTACTCTAACATGTGATTTCAATAGTGATGGTAATACAACTCCTAAATCATATCCTCGTGCAACTGGTGCAGCAACTTCTACTGGTCGTGACTATGCATACGACACATATTTGAATATCACAGCTGTAACATCAACTAGTATTACAGTTAACGTTAACGGTGGACAAGGTGCTGTTACAGATACATCAGTCCATAATTTCGTTTCTGCTTCTACTGATTGTATTACTGCTATAGATGTAAGTAGTCATTCATATCCAAGACCTTCTGACCCTGTAAGTGGTAAGTGGATCATGATTCAGGAATCATCTACACATACTTTCCAAGTTGAAGTATTGGATGTAATTCCTTCTACTCATACATCAGTCCATGCATTCTTATCTGCTGCTACAAATTGCATCACTCATAAGAAGGACTTCTTCTATGATACTAATATACCAATTTGGGATTTAGGTAAGACTGAGCATACTGCTACTGACATTGCTTATCATCCTACAGAAGGTAAGATGACAGTAACCCTTGCTAATAGTTTTACTCCTCCAAATACATACACTCCTAATACTGTAACTTTCTATCCTGCAACTGGTATATTAAGAGTTACACAACCTGGTCATCCTATTCACAATGGTGATAAGATCTTTATAAGAGATGAATCATTAACATTTAGATGTGATGAAGATAGTCAGGCAACTGATCATTTATATCCAAGATCTACTGACCCTGTTAGTGGACAATGGTTGAAGGTATTCAACAGAGGTATCAACACATATGATGTCCAAGTTGGTAACCTATTTGGTCAAGCAGCTATCTCTAATAATACAACTCACGTTTGCACAAATATTAGTGCTGCTGCTATATGGCATGCACAAGATTATGTTAAGTTTGATGAGAATGCTATAACTCTATCTTGCACTAAGGATCAGAATGCTACTAACCACACATATCCTAGAAGGACAGATCCAACATTTGATCAGTGGTTACCTATTTCTAATGTATCTGGTACAGGATTTGATGTCCATGTAGGTAAGTCTGGTATTAATGATGTTTATGATCATACCTTTGTATCATTTGCATCCAATGGTCTTAAGAGACAGACTGGTACTATCACACTAGATGTTGGTGATGGTGCTATCAGTAATAGTGATGCTCATACCTTTATATCTGCAACCTCTGGTGCATTAGTTGGTGGTGGACAATATAACCACAACTTCGTTGCATCTGGTCAGCATGCTTCTGTAACTGATGCTAGTTACAACCCAACTACAGGTTGGATGACTCTCACAGTTCCTAATCATGGATTCATGGATGGGGAGAGTATTCAGATTGCTAACAACTCATTAGTATTCACTTGCTTACAAGATAGTAATGCTACTGAGCACTCATATCCAAGGACAAGTGATCCTGTAAGTGGTGAGTGGATTAGAATATACAACACAACAGATGATACATTTGATGTTAAAGTCCTAGACGAAGTACCTTCTACTAACCAGACTACTCATCTATTTGTCCGTGCAACTGCTAATGGTATTACTAGAGCAGCAATAGCAACTGGTGGTGATTATGATCATAAGTTTGTTGCTCCTGCAAAACTTACTCCAACCAATGCTTCATACAATCCAACAACAGGTGTAATGACACTTACTGTTGCGAAACACGGTATGAAGAATGGTACCAGAATTATGGTAGACGATGGATTCGTAACATTCACATGTGATCAAGATGGTGATCAGTCTAACCATGCATATCCTAGGGCAACTGACCCATATAGTGATGAGTGGATGAAGGTATTCAATGTAACTACTGATACATTCGATGTCCAAGTATTATTCAACATACCATCTACAAATACAACAACTCATTCATTTGTATCTGCTAGACCTAAGAGTATAACAGTTGCTACCTTGATGAAGGGTAATGACAGTATCAAACTTGCTCCTAATGGTTTGACATTTACTTGCTCAATGGATGGTAATTCTACCGATCATTCATATCCAAGACTTACAGACCCTGCATACAATAATTCACTTAGAATTGTTGATGACGGTGTAACAAGACATAGCCCAACAGGTGCTACATACACACCATCTACAGGTGTATTACAGTTAACAGTTCCTAATCATGGATTCGCTAATGATGACTTTATTAAGTTAGATGATTATGCATTGAATCTTACTTGTGATATGGATAATAACTCTGATAACCATGCTTATCCTAGAGGCACAGATCCTATCAGTGGTAAGTGGGTGCAGATTTCTAATGTCCAGACAAATTCATTTGAAGTTAACGTAGGCACAACAAGTGCTGTTAGTTACACACCTACAGATGCTGACTATACTCCAACTACAGGTGAGATGGAGCTTAACATTGGTAACCACCCACTTAAGGTTGGTCAGAGTGTTAAGATTGCAACAGGTGGTATTGTATTAGAATGTGATCAGGATGGTTATTCATCTACTAATGCATATCCAAGAAATATAATTGATAACTTCACTCCAACAAATGCTGTATACAGTGGAGAGACAGGTTATTTAACAATTACTTCTAACGGTCATGGTTTAGATAATGGATCACTTGTTAAGATTGATGACAATGCAATAACACTGCGTTGCACAATGGACGGTAGTACCAATGACAAGACTTATCCTAGATCTTCTGATCCTATTAGTGGTAAGTGGAAGGCTATCGAGAATGCTGATACAGATACATTCGATATCTTCGTTGGTAAATCAGAATTCAAGAGTTTCGATCCTCAGAATGTAGACTACAATCCTGCTAACGGTAATATGGAAATTACTGTTGGTCCTGATCACGGTATTACAACTGCACATAGTGTTTATATTAACCCACTATCAATGACATTCACTTGTGCTCAGGATAATCATCAAACTGATCACGCATATCCACGTCCTAATGGTACTGGTGGTGCTACTTCTGATGACCCTGCATATCAAGATGCTGTTGCTGTAACTGCTGTAACTGATAGCACTATAACAGTTAATGTAAACCCATCACCTTCTGGAGCATCTAATCATGCTCATATCTTTAAACCTGCTGTAGGTAAGACACCAACTGCAATTACATATAGTGGTGTATCTGGTGTTATGACAGTCACCTTGAATAGTCATGGAATGACTACAGGTGAGCAGATCATGTTTGAAGACAATTCATTGATCTTCACATGTGGTAAAGATGACCATGCAACTGAGCATGCTTATCCTAGACATGGTGATCCTGCAAGCAACAGATGGTTAACAATTACAAGAATTGACGATAACAGATTTACTGTTAAAGTCTTAGATATCACACCATCTACTAACACCTCTGCACATACATTTAAGAGAGCAAAAACTGGTGCAATTAAGAGAGGCACAATCAGAGCTGGTGGATCATTCACTCATACCTTCCAGTCATTTGCTAATAATGGACTTAAGGCTAAGAGAGATAGAGCATACGATCATTCTATAGAAATTAAGAAGGTTGGTCATGCTAAGTATACTGCTGCTGGTGCTGCATTCAATGCTGCTACAGGTGTATTAACTCTTACTGTTACTAATAACCCATTCTCTAATGGAGATAGAATCAAGTTAGCAGATAATTCATTAGTCATGACTTGTGACATGGATGGTAATGCTACTAATCATTCTTATCCAAGAGCAACAGACCCTGCACATGATAAGTGGTTAACTGTATCTAACGTATCTGGTAATAACTTTGATGTTAACGTTGGTAAGACACCTCGTGCTAACTACCTAGTTTCTGCTGCTACCTATGAGCCTACCACTGGTGAAATGACAATGACCATTGGTAATCATAACTTCAGAGGTGGATCAACACATACTGTTACTGATGGTGCTTATAATCCTACTACAGGTATTATGACTCTCACCATTGCTAATCATGGATTCACCATAGGTGATAGAATCATGATGACTGATGAGTCAATTCAATTCAGTTGTGGATTTGGTGGTGCTTCTGGTAATGATGCTATTAAGGCATATCCAAGATCAACTGACCCAATCAGTAATACTTGGGTACCAGTTACTAACATAACTCAAAATACATTTGATATTCAGGTCTTAGCATCTGCACCTTCTACTAATACTGACGCACATACTTTCCACAGTGCTGCACCTAATGGAGTTAAGGTTGCTCATGAGTCAGTCTTCATTGAAGAGAAATCATTAGTATTCAAGTGTCTTGCTGACTCTAATGGTAGTGAGCATAGATATCCACGTCCTAATGGATACGGTGGTGCTTCTGCTGATGACCCATACTACGATACAACAGTACCTATTATATCTGCTACTGATACTACTATTACTGTAAACGTTGGTATTTCATCTAACACTACTCAGCATACATTTGTAAGATCAGAAAATGCATTCACTCCAACAGGTGCTAACTTCGTACCTGGAACTGGTGTATTGACAGTAACTATTCCTAACCATCCATTTGCTAATGGAGATAAGGTACAAGTTAAGAATGAATCATTCACCTTCACATGTGCTGAAGATGGTGGGCAATCAAATCATGCTTATCCAAGAGTAAGTGACCCTGCATCTAACAATTCTTGGTTAACTGTATCTAACGTATCTGGTAATAATTTCGATATTAACGTTGGTACTTCTTCTAACACTACAACTCATACATGGGTATCTTCACTAGATGGTGCAATTATCAGAGGTGTTGTAAGAGGTGGTGGTGAATATACACACGCATTTGTAAGTGCTGTTAATGATGGAATCCACTGGGAGAATTCAACAATAACTGTTGATGTTGGTGAGACTGTTGCTGGTAACTATACACACAGATTTGCTTCTGCTACATCTGGTGCTGTGACTGCTGGTGGTAACTACACTCATACATTTGATTCTGCGAAGCATAATTCACTACATCATCAAAGTGGTAAGATAACAATTAATGTTGATGTTGCTGCATCTAATAATCAATATGATCACCAATTTGTAAGTGCAGTACCTGGTGCTGTTATCAGTGGTGGTAGTTACACTCATACATTTGTATCTGCTGACGAAGGTGGAATTGAGAAAGCAAATGATTATGTTTACATAGATGACTATGCATTAGGATTCTCATGTGATCTTGATCAGCATGAAACTACTCACTTATATCCAAGACCTACTGATCATGCAAGTAATGAATGGTTAGCAGTATCTAATGTAACTACTGATACATTTGATATACAAGTACTCTCTGGAGTCCCATCAACATTCATAGGATCTCATACCTTCAAGTCATGTAAGACAGGTGGTATTAGAGTACAGAATGGCATGATAATGGTTAACGTTGGTAAGTCTCCAGCTGGTGATACACATCAACATACATTTGTAAGTGCTAATACTGGAGCATTGATACAGGGTGGTAATTATAAGCATAACTTTGTAAGTGCTCTTGCTAACTGCATCAAGAATAATAATACTGGAGATACATTTACTCCTACTGATGCATACTATGTGCCTACTACTGGTCAATTAACTCTGACAGTTGTTGGACACACTCTAAGAACAGATGATACTGTTACTATTGATAGCAATTCTCTAACATTTACTTGCTCTCAAGACCAGAATGCTACTAACCACACATATCCTCGTGTAACAGACTTTGCTGATGGTCAGAAATTACAAGTACAAGAAGCAAATTCATGGGCATGGCCTACAAGTGATCTTGATTACTATAGAAATAGACTAGTATCCAATGATTACACAGGTAATGAAGGACAGAATGTAGAGAATGAAATCACACAATTAGTCCAAATGGTTACCGACGCTATTAGTAATCCTAATAACGTTGCTGGTAGATCATATGATATGCCTATCATATGGCCTGTTAAGTATACACCTGAGGTTGTTGTAAGAGATCTTGATATTACCTATGACTTTAGTGGTGGTGGACAAGATGCTAACGGCACATGGAATCAAACTTGCCAAGAGACTGCATCTGCTATCGATACTCTATTAGATATCTACATCGAGACTATTAATGAGGCAGTTAATAACTCAGCAAATTATCTTGTTAATAGTGTAACTAAGACCTTCCCATTCAATAGTAATACTCAGTATCAATCAGGTACTTGCTATAACGTAACATCTGCTATTGATACTCTATATGATTTAATGACTCATGCCTTAGGTGGTGGAGAGAATAATAGTAAGAATATTGCTAACATGATTCTCTTTAACCAGCAAGCAATTGCTGCTAGAGCATTTAGTGACACACAAACTAACTATCCAACTACTAATCTAACGATAACATTTGCTGAGGATTGTCTGAAGGCAGTGCGTTATGACTTGGTAACTGGTGGTAATGCTGGTGCGTTTAGAATGACCCAAGATTGGTTTGATGGTGAAGGTAACTTCATAGCATTCCAGAACGTAACTAGATCTCATCTATTATTCTGCTTAACCAGAGTTAGAGAATATATTAAGAGTGTTATGTATCTCCATACTGAAGATCCAGTATGGTTAGCTAATTACGATGTATACATTCCAGAAGCAAGACTTGAGTGGAATCAAGAAGCAGTTGAATTTATGATTGATGCTTCACTCAACCCAATTGAGTATGCTTTAGAGATGTCATCATTCCCAACAAATGCTAGTGTCCAGTGGATACCAAGCACTGATGCTGTTAACCGTCTAACAAGATATGAAACAGGTTGGGATTATAATACTGACCCTGCTCTAGTTACTCTAACTCCTGAAGTAAGAGTTGGATTTGATCGCTCTGAATATAGAATAAGAATTAACCGTGCTAACCAGTTCCGTCGTGGTGATGTATTGAGTTACATCCCAGCATCTGATACTTCATTGACAGGTCTAACAGGTCAGACATACTTCTATTGTCTAACTGCTACTGCTCAGTGGTTTGAAATTGGTGCTTCATATATCCATGATGGAAGATTCAGAACATTACAAGTAGATTCTTCTAATGATGGTGCACAAATATTCTCAGTAGTGAGAAGAAGTGGTGTTACTAGAACTGCTTCTACATACCCAACTGATGATTCAGCATGTCCTATACAGGGTGGAATGAATCCTGCTGACGTGATATATGGAGGTACCTCTGGTGCTGCTGCTGAGATAGGCACAGTCCAAGAGAACGTTGCATCTATACGTCAGATCTATAAGCACTTTGATGTTGGTAGTGTATCACAGACAACTCCTGGTGTGTCTGATACTTACACAAATGGTGAGCAAGTTGTTGTCCAAGGTGCTACATCTAATGCAGGTACAATGCTACAAAGCACACCTGCACCTGCTGACACTGCTATATCATTCCTGAAACTTCATACCATCAGTGGAACAATTAACGTTGCTGATATATTAGAAGGATCTGATAGTGGCACTACATCTACTGTTACTGCTATAACTGATAGATTCTTGATTAACGTTGAGAGAGGTGCTTTTGCTACAGGTGATTGGTTCTTCTCCAAATCAGCAGCAACTGAAGGTTACATGGATGAGTATGTAAGTAAGTCTGGATCTCTAACTGGTAACGAAGGTGGTAGAATTACAATTGACGTTGAAACCATTGAGGCTCCTTGGATACCTGGCGACATCATTTATGGTAGTGTTACTGACTACATCTTAGACATTAAGGGTATTGCTGGTACACAGTTACAACTTAACCAGTATATACATGGTCGTTACACATTAGAATTGAATCTTGGTCCTGCTATCATTGATACTGGTATCACAGATACATTCAGAGTTGGTGATGAGGTTTCACTACTACAAGGTACATTACAGAAAGACCCAGGATTTACTGCTGTAGTAACCAAGTATGTTTTAGATACTGATGCTGGTATCCACAAACTTTGGATCGGTAGTATTCAACCTGTAGGTGCTGGTGCTCCTATTTCAGAATTGACTGTTGGCACAAACAACATTGGTAAGGTTGAGATTGGATCTAACTTCCCAACCATATACGCACAGGTAACATCATACACTGAGACAACTTACTCATCATACGCTAAGGTCGTTGCAATTGAGCAACAAGGTATTACTGCTACCATCTGGGTAGAGGATGCTGTTGGAAATCTAATGGACAATATGACCATAGAATCTGACTTTGGATGGAGTGCTGCTATTTCTGCTGCTAGGACACTAGATGGTAGAGTTGATCGTTACTTCAGAGGATTTGATGGTACTCAAACAATATTCGATCTAACCATATCAAATGGTCAGGCATACTTCCCAGACCCTGCTGGTCACCTATTAGCATTCGTTAACGGTATCCTACAACCTCCTGGTGGTAACCAATCATACGTTGCATTCTCAGATAAGATTCAGTTCGCTGAGCCTCCTGAGGTTGGATCACAATTCATTGGTTACTACGTTGGTAAGTTACGTCAATTAGATGATATCTCCTTCGAGTTTGACTCATTGAGATCTTCATTCAACCTTAAGCGTGGTGGATTATTCTACTCACTAACATTGACTGAAGGTGTATCCTCTAACGTTATACGTCCTGAGAATAATATATTAGTTTCACTCAACGGTATTATTCAGGAACCTGGAGTCGCATACGAGATCGTTGGATCACGTATCATCTTCGCTGAAGTCCCACGTGCGGGATCAACATTTGTTGGTTTCTCATATATTGGATCTGACGCAGACGTTATTGCAGCAACAGTTGTCCCACCAGTTGAAGCTGGCGATAAACTAGATATCGATGGTGAGGAATTTGCTCGTGAGGTTGCTCTAATTGAGTCTTCTAACTCACTAATCACATTTGAATACACTGGATCTGTTAAGGGTAGAAATGCTGCTGCTATATCTGAGATTACATACGGTCAGATAACAAACGCAATTCTCACCAACCCAGGTGACGGTTACACTTCACGTCCTAACGTTGACGTTATCTCTTCTTCTGGATTTGACGCTAGATTGAAGGCATTGATGGGTATTACTAGAATTGACGTTAAGACTCCTGGTCTTGGTTATTCATCTCCAGTAGTAGCAATCGATAACGTGGTACCTGATGATTATACAGAACCTGTCGGTGGTCCAATTAACGGTGGATTCGATGTCCTCGCAGGCGAAGGATCCGAATATCAGGATGGTGGTACAACAATCGATCCTGGTACAATTGCTATTGTAATTGATCCAGTTAACGTAACTGTTAACCAAGGTCAGACTGCTGGATTCACTGTTGTCTCTACCGTAACTAACGGTCAGACAATGAATTATCAGTGGCAGAAGAAGGAGTATGGCACACAGACTTGGAGCAACATCATTGGTGCTAACCAAGCAACCTATCAGACAGTATCTGCTGCTCAGGCAGATGATGGTGATGAGTATCGTGTTGCTATAACTGCTGCGGGTGCAACTCCTGTCTACTCACTATCCGCAATCTTGAGTGTCCAGACTGGTGCTACAGTATTAACTGGATTCACACCTAATATTATCTTCGACGACATCTAAATAAAAGTAAAACGATGGCAGCAACAGCCTCCTACAACGAAGCAACAAAAGTTATTACAGTAGCATCGGATGGTCTCCCTGCTCCTGTATCTTTTGGTACGTTTCCTAATGATAATAACCCTAATACAGTTACTGAACAGGATTTCGACCATGACTTTTTATACCGTGGAGGAACATTTGGAATTGCTCGCACATTTGATAATAATCAATATACGCATGACGGATACCTTAGAACAATATCAATATCCGTAAATGATCTTGTATTGTTTACTAACAATCAAATTGATGAGGGAGACCATTTACTATTCACTTTTAGTGATGGTTTAAAACAGAAATTCGTTTATAAAGGTACAACATTTACTTCTATTGCTGGTGAGTGTTGGTTATCCTCAGATGATCAGTTAGATTTGATTGTAGATACACAAGCACCTACTCCTGTAACTGGTACCTATTCATATTATGATCAAAGAAATGGAAGAACTGACACTCCATTAGGTGCAATTGGTATTGCTGCTAATGGTGTTTCTATTTTTAACCCTTCTGCTGGTACTGGACTCAATCCACCACCAGGATTTAGTTGGGTTGCTGCTGGAGATATACCTTTTGTTGATTCTGGAGAAGATTCTTGTGGTGGACACCCAGAACAGAGTGGTCAATATCACTATCATGACCCACATTTCTTAGATTGTTGGAAAGAAGGGTCATCTATAGCGAGTTATAATGATTATTATGGATCAACTCAGTATAATGGTAACAATATTCGTCATCCTGACGGTCATTCTAAGATAATTGGCATAGCATTTGATGGATTTCCCATCTATGGACCTTACGCATACGACACAAATTGGGATAATTTGAGTGGTACAAGGACAATGAGGACTTCATATGCTGTAAAAGACACAGAAGCACCTGGAAGACCTGATTATGGCAGCACTTCAGACAATCCACCTGCTGGAACACTCATGGAAGACTATGAGTATGTTGATGGAACTGGGGATTTAGACATTCATAATGGTAGATTTTGCATTACACCTGAGTATCCTGATGGAACATATGCTTATTTCCTTACAGTAGACCCAGACAATGTAGATAATGTTAAGTTTCCTTTCATTATTGGTAATAAGACAAGAGAAACTATTGACACCACGTTCACTGTAGCACCTGTTGCTCCTGGTGCATCGTTACCAGAGACCACTATTACCGTTACAGTAGGCACAGACACCGTAACTGGTCAATCAACAGGGGTATTCTACTTTGATGGTGTTGAAAAACCTGCTAATTTCGCTCTTGAGAGAGAAACTACGAAGTATATCTTCAATCAAGATGATGATTCTAATGCAACCTTCGGTGGTGTTTACCATCCTATCATGGTATCACCTGGAGAAGATGGTGAATTAGCTGGTCATGACCATTATATGATGGGTATCACCTATAAGTTGGATGGTGTCGTCGTCAGTATGATGGGATATCATATGGGATTTGTAAATGCAACCAGTCGTGTAATGGAATGGGTTGTACCTGGTAATGCACCTGACATACTTTGGTATTGGTGTCATTTCCATACAAATCAAGGTAATAACTTTGCTATCTCTGGTGGCACAGTTGTCCCAACATTGCAGTTTACACTGCAACCTACTAATGTGACAGTCAATGCTAATCAGACTGCTACATTCACAGTCCAAGCTCAGATACTTCCTGAGGATGGACCATTGACATATCAGTGGTATAGGTCTACTGATGGTGGATTTGCGTTTGCTGCTATTACTGGAGCAACTGCTAACACATATTCTATTAGTTCCTTGTCATATATGACAGGATATCGATATCGCTGTAGGATCTCTGGTCCTGTAGGGGCATCAACACAAGCACAAAACTCTCCTTTGGATTCACAACCAGCTGTATTGACAGTAACTGGTAGTGGTGGAGGTGGTGATACTGCTAATCGCTTCGATAGCACTAGCAGCACACTAGATTCAACAGCACAAACCTTCGATGGCACCTAAATAACACTGTAGAAAACTGTACCCATGGCTAAACAAACCCTCAATATTGGATCGTCAGCGAATGACGGGACTGGAGACAGTCTGAGAGATGGTGCTATTAAACTTAATAGCGTCATAGACGAGTTGTATACACAACTTGGCAACGATACCAATCTTCAAATAAATGTAACAACTCCCTCAACTGGACAAGTCCTCAAATGGAATGGTGCTCAGTTTGTAGAGGGTCATGTTGATGCGTTAACAGCAAATTTAGATGTAGGTGGATTTGATATAACATCATCCGCAAATGGTGACGTGCAAATTAAACCAAATGGTACAGGAGACGTTAAGTTTTGGACAGGTGGTACAGGTTCTGCTCTAACTTACGTTGATGGTGCTGATGGTAAACTAAAATATAGCAATCATTTCCCAACTACAGGAGATCTTCCTGATAATGTTGCTCATCATGGTATGTTTGCATATGTATCTGGTGATGGTAAAGGAAGAGTTGCTACAAGTGGTGGATGGGTACCCTTAATAAGTGAAAACAGTAGTCTTGGGTTACTTAGTGATGTAGATATGACCGTTGGAGGCGGACCTAGTGATGGACAAGTTATTAAATGGAATGCAAGCAATGCTGCATGGGAACCTGCAAACGATGATTCATCGGGTGGCGGTGGCGGTGGAACCACTCAAAATTTATTTGAAGGAATCACTGCTGACACTGGCAGTACTACTGCTAGTGCTCCTACTGATGTTCTTACAATTGCGGGAGGCACTGAAATCTCGACTGCAATCACAGGAGACACCCTCACCATAAACATGACAGGCACCCTTGGTGACCTAAACCAAAATGCCTATGGCGTAATAGGAAGTGATTCAGGAAGTAAGACTGCTAGTAGTGCTACTGCAACTATCAATGTAATTGGTGGTACATCAATTAGCACTGCTGTATCTGGTGATGACCTTACGATCACCAATGATGCACCTAATATAGTCCAAGAAGTTTATAAAACAGTTACTGGTGATAGTGGTACAACAACTGCACAGTTGTCAACCTCCACTTTATCTGTAGCTGGTGGTAATGGTATTGTAACTGCTGTAACTTCCAATACAGTTACAGTTAACTCTTCATTCTACCTCAGTGGTGGAGCAATGGAGGGTGATAACGTTGTATATAATGGCACATCATGGGATCCAATTGAATCTCCTTGCCTTAACCTTATAGTATCTGCTACTGGTAACAGTGCGTATAGATTCTCAGGTAGTGGTGTCAATACTACAACAGATAATCCTACGATATATGTTTATCGTGGATTCACATATAGATTTAATAATGAAACAGGTGCTGCACATCCATTTGCTTTGAGGACAACCTCAGGTGGTGGATCTGTAACTGACGGTGTTAGTGGTAGTCAGGAAGGAGTCCAATTATGGACAGTACCTCAATCTTTAAGTGCTGGTACAACTTATGTTTATCAGTGCACAATGCATCCAGCAATGGTAGGAAACTTAGTGGTGGTCTAATATGGCAAGAACAGTCCCTGGTAGCGGTGCTCAAATAATCCCAATATTCAACAGTTTATCTGGGGTTAGGGATGTCTATGTCATTAATAAAGGTAGTGGATATGATCCTAACGATCCACCTAGACTTCGTATTGAAAACTGTGGCACACCAATTAGAGATGCTGTGCTTAGGGCAGTAATTGAGGGAGACCTTGGTGAGATAACTGCTGTAGAAGTTTTAGATCCTGGTGAAGGGTATGACCCATTACGTCTAGTCATTGAAGATGGTGCTTCTTCTAAGGATGCAACAGGTAATGTATTCCTTAAGCCAGATGGTGGAATAGATTTCGTACAGATGACCGTCCCAGGTGACGGTTATTTTGATGCTACTGCTCGTATTGAAGGTGGTGGTGGATCTGGATCTGAATTGGTGCCAATCACAGGATTGATTACTGGTCTCGCTATTGAGCAACCAGGACGTAACTATACTGAAGAAGATGTTAATATTATTATTTCAGGTGGTGGAGGACAGGGTGCAACTGGAGTTGCTAATGTCAATCAATTTGGTGAAGTTACATCTATTACATTAACTAATCAAGGTGAATTCTTTGAGGAGCCACCATTGATTCAAATCATTAAGGGTGGTGGATCAGGTGCTACTGCTGAAGCATTCATTAACCTTGGTGTAATTACAAATATTGACTTACTGACTGGAGGTGGTGGATATACAGATCCTCCAGAGGTTATCTTTACTAGAGATACTAACCTAATAAGAGAGGCAAGAAATAGACAGTCTCTTAACTCAGTACTTTATAACCTTGCTGGTATAGTAGCAAACGTTTCATCTAGTGCAACAACCATATATGTTGAAGATACCAATCCATACTCAGGATCTGGTAAGGTGTTGCTTGGAAGAGAGTTAATTAGATATACTGGTAAGACTGCTACTTCTCTTACAGGATGTGATAGAGGTACAAACTTCCGTTTCGACCAGAAGGTAATCTTAGATAATCTACAAGATGATCCTAATTCTGGTTTAACACAGTATTCATTCCAAGTTACTGACAAGGTAAGACGTGTAGTTGAAAGTTCATCTAACCGAGTTGCTATTGTATATGACTGGGATGTTGCTAACCGAGCATTATATCTTGTATTTGAAGTTGACGAGTTAGCATTTATTGATGGTGGTAGATCCAACGAAAAATCGAAGATCATAGCATTTGTGGCTGGAACTGCAGGAGCATCAGGCACAGGTGTAGCACCACATGTTTTAGAAGAAGTAGAAGGTGCTAACATTGTTGCATTCACCGATCCATTAAGTCTAATTCTAAACAGACAATTTGAAGATGATGATGAATTAGATGGTTTAGGTGATGGTATTATTGACCTAGTTAATACTGGTACTGAGTTTGAAAATCAGATTAACTTAGATGGTGGTATTGCATCATCTAAATATGGTATTGAGGAGACACTTGGTGGACAGAATACTACTTTATTCCAACAAGGTGATCAGATATATGATGGTAATGCAACTCCTCTTGTAGCAACTATACAGTCTGCTGGTGCTTTGGGTGACGGAGATTCCCACCAATCACTAGCATCTTTGACTGTTACATTAACTACTGGTACTACATTTACTGCTACTGAGCAAGTAGAAGGTTTGACATCAGGGTTAACCGCAACAAGCAATGCTGCTCCTGTAGCCGAAGGTGCTGATTATATTATCTCAGTAAAAGACATTGTTAGCAATGATCCTAACTTTAAATTCATTAAAGGGGAGTTACTAAGAGGTAATGGATCTGGTGCACAGGCAACCATCAAAGCTGTTGAGTATACAACATACCTCAGAAATGAGGAAGATTAACCCACATAAATAAAAAGAAGGCAATTACTAGAAAATGGCGTTACTTACCGACCAATTTAGAATTTTTACTGCCGAAAGGTTTAGAAAGGCACTTGAGGGACCAAACCCAACACAGTCTGACCTGGAAGCTGGTACTTCTAGGGATCGCCTTTATGTATTCATTGGTAGACCACAACCTTGGGATAACGAGAATGCACCCCCAGACCCAGTAGATTCTTTTCAAGAATTTTCCGATGACTATTCGGATATGATATCCTTAAAGAGGGTATTAGCGAATGATACTATTCAGGTAGTCCGAAGGACTGACTGGATACCCCCTGAGCAAACCACTGGTGGCTTGGGTTATGTTTATGATATGTACCGTCATGATTACTCCTCGACTAAGACGGCATCCTCAGGTGCTACGAAACTTTATGATGCGGACTTTTACGTTGTTAACTCGTCCTATCAAGTTTACAAGTGCATTTACAACGGCACATCTCCTTCTGATCCTAACGGTAAACCTTCTACTGTTGAACCTACAGGAACGTCCACCAGCATTATCACAACTGCTGATGGCTACCGTTGGAAGTATATGTACACGATCCCTGTTGGTCAAGTCTTAAAATTCTTCTCTAATGAGTATATGCCTGTGCTATCTGATACCGCAGTGGTAGCAGATGCTATTGGTGGAGAAATTGATACTATTATTATTGCCTCATCAGGTAGTGGTTATAACAATGGTACCTACGAAAACGTGCCTATTAAAGGTGATGGTGTAGGTGGTAGAGTTTCACTTGTTGTAGACGGTGGTCGTATTGCCTCTGCTACTGTTACATCTGGTGGATCTGGATATACTTTTGGTAAAGTAATCATCGATGAAGTCAACGGTATTGGTGCTGGAACAGGTACTGGTGGTAGCGTTGAAGTTGTTATCCCACCAACAATGGGACACGGTGCTGCACCTGCTACTGAGTTAGGTGGTTTCCGTGTGATGATCAATACTAAATTCACATACGATGAAGGATCAGGTGACTTCCCAACTGACAACGACTACCGTCGTATAGGTCTAGTCATCAACCCAAACAAGTTTGGCACTGAAGAACTAACGTCCGATTTGACCTTAAGTGCTACAAAGGCCGTAATTTTTGCACCTACCTTTACTGGAAACTTCCAGACTGACGAGATCATTACCCAATCTCGTACTGTTGGAGGACAGCAGGTAACAGCAAGAGGACGTGTCATATCATGGAATAGTACTACTAAGGTACTTAAATATTATCAGAATAGAGTTGACGGTATATTCCCAGAATTTACTGGTAACCTAATTGAGTTTGAAGGTGGTAACCCAGTTGTGGGTGCTATCTCAGGAGCATCAGCAGACCCAGACATTAACTTCCCAATTATATCTGGATCTTCTACAAGGGTTATTAATAATGCTGAGTATGACCTAGGTATGTCATTTACCAATGGTTATGCAAAGGCAGAAGTAGATCCAAACTCAGGTGAGGTTATCTACATAGATAATAGAGGTGCGATCACTCGTGCTGGTGACCAAATTGAAGACATCAAAATCGTAATCGAGTTCTAGTTCAATGCCACAGAATACCAATCTAAATATTAGTCCTTATTTTGATGATTTCAATAAGGACAAGAATTTTTACAGAGTCCTATTCCGACCAGGATATCCGATACAGGCACGTGAACTCACGACCATGCAATCGATACTCCAGAACCAATTGGAGAGTATCGGACAACACTTCTTTAAAGAAGGAAGTATGGTTATACCAGGTCAGGTGGGATATGACCTACAGGTACAAGCGGTTGTATTGCAGCAATCATTCTTAGGTGTAGATGTAGAAACATATAGAACTCAGTTAACAGGTCAGATAATTGAAGGTATTACGACTGGTATTAAGGCAAAGGTATTGTATTCAATCCCCTCAACTGAGTCTTCAAGGGGATACGTTACGTTGTATGTGAAGTATGTTGAGTCAGGTGACACCACTAGTGACACTACCCTCAAGACTTTTCAGCCCAACGAGCAATTACTGGCCGAAAATGAAATCACTTTCGGGACAACCTTAATCGAGGTTGGATCCCCATTTGCACAGTTACTTCCTGTTGATTCTACTGCTGTAGCATCTACTGCATATATTAATCAGGGTGTATATTTTATTAGAGGACATTTCGTTGACATTCCATCATCTCACCTCATCCTTGACCAATACAGTAACAACCCATCTTACAGAGTTGGACTTGAGGTCAGTGAGTCAATCGTTACACCAGAAGACGATCCGACACTTAATGATAACGCAGCTGGAACATCGAACTATTCTGCTCCAGGTGGTCACAGATTTAGAATTAAAACTTCATTGGTTAAGAAACCAATCAATGATGAAACCGATAAAAACTTTATTGAATTACTCCGTATCAACAACTCAAAGGTTGAGCAGTTTGTTACTCACACAGCATATTCAGAACTTGAAAGATCTCTCGCAAGAAGAACTTACGAAGAATCTGGAGACTATGTAATTGATACATTCTCCATTAAAGCAAGAGAGTGTTTAGATGATGGTTTCAATAATGGTGTTTATAGAGTAGGAGAAACTACTAGTGGTGGACAAGTTGCTTCAGATGATTTAGTTGCATTTGAGGTATCTCCAGGACGTGCATACGTTAAAGGTTATAGGACTGAGTTCTTAGTGCCACAATATGTGGATGCTGCTAAACCAAGAGACTTTGACTCAGTGCAAAACGCTATCCTAGCATTCAGACTAGGACAGATGTTAAAAGTATATGATGTATTTGGATGGCCTGAGCTAACTGGTGAAGGTGTTAGTCAAGCATATCAAATACTAGAGTTAACTGATGAGTGGACTCTTAACACTACCAACACTGTAACTGGTAGAAAGATAGGTAGAGCACGTACTGTGCAGTTGCAGCAGACATCTATTACTGGCATATGGGATCTATGGATCTTTGATGTGCAGATGTTTACAGCAATTAACTTTGCAGCAGGTAACAATTCAGTGTCTGTAGGTAACCTATTAAGGGGTCGTACATCACAAGCAACAGGTTTCGTTGCTGATGCAGGGTCAGGCACATGGTGTCAGTTGGAGCAAGTCTCAGGTGAGTTCATAAATGGCGAGGTTATCGAGCGTGATGGCCGAGTTATTGGTACTCTTGAGGCAGCACATACTTATAACTTAACTGATGCAAGATCTGTAGTTGGTAGAGAAGATTCAGCATCTTCAGGTACAATTATCTTTGGTGCTAACCTATTACTCAATGATATTAAGATCATTGAAGGCACAACCATCACTATTGATCAGGCAACTAATACTAGAATAGAAGGATTTAGGACAAAGTTTGCACAAGACCTACGTCCAGGTGAAGTAATAACATCAACTAATTCTAGTGAAGAAGGTGAGAATACTCTTAGAATTGCGAGAGTAGATCCTTCTGCTATTAATACTACATCTGAGAATGCTGCTACAGGTCAGTCAGCGTATATTTTTGACTACCTTAATCAGTATGCATTACTAGAAAGTGGTCTTAAAAAAGGTACTGTTAATGACGGTGAGGTAACTGCATTAGCAAGAATGCGTCCCTTCGTATTCCAAAAGGATTATCAGAATGGTGAATTAACAATTGACTGTCCTCGTACATCGATGAAGTCAATCTCTGACGAATCATTCTTTGTCTTCAGGACATTTAATAATAAGACTGTGGTATCTGGTGGTGTTACTGTATCTCTACCAGAATCTGAGCAGTTTGCAACACTAGATGATGAAAACTATATCCTAACAATCCTTGCAGAGTCTGGATCAACATGGAGTGTTGGTGATAACTTAGATTTAGAAGCACTTAACGGTACCAACCCTGGTGGTGGTAACTTTGTAGTGACCTTTGGTGCTGACAGACAGTCAGTTACTATTGATGGTCTAGCAAACGTTAACACAGTTAAGTTAACAGCACTGGTATCTAAGAATATCGTATCGAAGAAGATTAAGACTGCTGCTAAGATGAGATGTCTTAATGTCCTTCGCACAAGAATTAATAATGACCAACCAAAATACGGTCTTGCCTATGGTAACTTGTATGGCACACGTATTGAGGATGAAGAAATCTCATTCGCATTGAATGATGTATATAAAATACATGCTGTATACGAGTCTGAGACAGACAATGATGCCACTCCACCTTACTTAGTACTAACAGAATCCACCTTCTTTGACAATGGATCTGTCATTATTGGTAAGACTTCTGGAGCACGTGGTAGAGTCATACAGTTTATCAACTCAACGTTGAGACTGTATTATGTCCAACTAAATGAGACTCCATTTTCTGCTGGTGAGGCAATAGATGGCCAGGATGACGATGGATTACCACTTTCTGCTATCATCGATGATGCTGAAGGATCAGTTTCAAGAGGTAGTAAGGTAGTTACTACTCAGTATACATTAGAGACTGGACAGAAAGCACACTTCTATGATGTATGTAAGATAACTAGGTATCCTCAGTATACTCCACCTATTCGTAAACTATTAATAGTCTTTGATTACTTCAAGCATGAGACATCAGGTGACTATTTCGCAGCACAATCCTATACAGGTATACCATACAAAGAAGTTCCAACCTACAAGTTGGATGGATCTATTAACTTCCTAAGAGACCAAGTGGACTTCCGTCCAGGTGTCGGTGAGTTAGCATCCAGAGATGGTACAGTATCTAACCCATTCCTAGTAGAATGTGCTTCCCTAGACTTTGGTGCAAGACAGTTTGATACCTCAGGTGGATCTGGTGGATCAACGATCTTTGATATTCCTAAGGTGAATACAGAGATCCGTATGGACTACTCTTACTATCTACCTCGTGCAGACAAACTATATCTAACACATGATAACCAACTTAAGATGGTGAGAGGTGTATCCTCTGAGGATCTACCACCACCAGACGGTATAGACAATGCTATGTTATTAGCACAGATTGAATACCGTCCTTATGTGTATGATGTGGAGAGAGATATTCTCATTAACCCTGAGATTATCCGTCGTTATACTATGAAGGATATTGGTGATCTTGAGCAACGTCTTGAGCATGTAGAATACTACACATCACTATCTCTATTAGAGACACAGGCAGAGAATACTAAGACATATGATGATAACGGATTTGACCGTTTGAAGAATGGATATGTTGTAGATGACTTTACTGATCATAACGTTGGTGACGTACTTAACGTTGATTACAAATGCTCTCTTGACTTCCAGAATGGATTCTTAAGACCTTCTCACTATACAACTAACGTACCTCTTCAGTTAAACACATCAGAGTCAACTAATATTGTTAAGACCATTGGTAACATGGCTCTCCTACCTTGGGATGACCATGCAATCATTACACAACCATATGCATCTAGGACAGAGAATGTAAACCCATTCAACGTTTTCACATTCATTGGACGTGTTGATTTAACTCCTGCATCTGATGACTGGGTAGACACCAAGCGTATGCCAGCAAGGGTAGAAAACGTAGAAGGTGACTTCTCTGCTGTATCAAGAGATATGCAGGTAGACCAGAATGGTTTTGCACCTATTCAGTGGGGATCATGGAAGACTAACTGGACAGGTGAATCACTATTATCTACTTCACAATTCCGAAATAGATCTGGATCATTCAGTGCAGGTGGTCGTAGACTCGGTAGATTGGGTCACGGTCAAGGAAGACAGCCTCTATTCGTACACCAAAGAAGGACTTGGAGGGTTGTTAACAACCAAGCAAGACAGGGTATTAGGACACGTGTTGTACCTAAGATAGATAAGAAATCTTTAGGAGACTTCGTATTATCTCAAACTGCTATACCTTGGATTAGATCACGTAACGTGGCATTCAACGTTGAGCGTATGAAGCCTCGCACAAGAATATATGCATTCTTCGATGGTGTTAATGTAACCACATATATTACACCTAAGGTTATTGAAATTGTTAAGTCATCAACTGCTGATCCTAACACTAACGAGACTCCTTTCGTTGTTGGTGAGACTGTAGTTGGTAGTACATCTGGATGTAGACTTAAGGTTGCTCCCGCTAACGATGGATATAAGACTGACCCATATGGCACTGGTACAACAGCATTAGCAGAGTCTTATGCATCACAAACACCTTTCATTAATATTGATACTGCATCTCTAGCAGAGACAGTCAATCCAAACTACTACGGCAACATGAATGTCGGAGAAGTATTGGTGGGACAGACTTCTGGAGCACGTGCAGTTGTTAAAGATCGTCGTCTTTTGACAGATAACATTGGTAGTTTCAAAGGCACATTCTTTATTCCTAATCCAGGAATGGATTCTAACCCACGTTGGGCTACAGGATCAAGGACATTCCGTTTCACTACTTCACCAACCAATGCTAAGAGTAGTGGTAGCGTAGATTCATCTGCTGAGACTATCTACACTGCTGCTGGTCAGTTGAAGACAGTTAGAGAAACTATCCTTGCCGTCCGTAATGCTGAATTGGTTAGAGATACCGTTTCTGATACTAGACAAGTTATTACAACTAGGACTGAAACCAGACAGATTGGTTGGTATGACCCTCTTGCTCAATCATTCATATGTGATGAGGAAGGTGGTGTATTCTTAACTGGTGTTGATGTATTCTTCAAGACTAAGGATGCTAACATCCCTATCTCTATGCAGATAAGGACAATGGAAAATGGTTATCCTACTAAGGATATTCTTCCATTCTCTGATGTTACTATCAGTCCAGATCAAATAGAATTATCAGACAACGCTGCTATACCATCAAGGTTTACATTCAGATCACCTGTATACGTTAAGCAATCAATTGAATATTGTTTCGTATTACTATCTGACTCTAACGAGTATCAGGTCTGGATATCAAGGATGGGTGACATCGATGTCTCTGGTACAAGGACTATATCTGAGCAGCCCTATGCAGGTGTGTTATTCAAATCACAAAACGCATCTACTTGGACAGCAGACCAGTATGAAGACATGAAGTTTACTGTCTATCGTGCTAAGTTTAATCAGACAGTTGGTACCGCAATACTTAATAATGCTGAGTTAGGTAAGGGTAACGGAGGTATACACAACCTTATAGAAAACCCAATACTGACACTGAAACCGACTCAACAACTATCTTTACCAGTTGGTAATAATTATAACTTTACCATTGGTGCTAGGATCAAACAGACACCATCAAATGCTCAGGCAACTATTAAAGAATTTGATGCTACTTCAGATCCTGAGAAGATAACAATCACTGATATTGATGGAGCATTTGCAGCAGGCTTCTTAGATGCTAACAATGATCCATTCCAAGGAATTTCATCATCACAGTCAGTTGTGATTATGGAATTGTCTGCAATATACAACGGCACATTCTCTGAAGGAGATACATTAAGTGGATCAACTTCATCTGCAACTGCTGTTGTTACAGCATACTATGCCCAAGGTGCCACACTTCCTGGTGGGGGTACTGCATCAGCTATCACAGTCTACGCAAACTATGTTACTAAAGCATTTGACCTAAGTGACACTGTATCGGAGCCAGGTGGTACTAGTTGCACACTATCATCTCTAGTATATCAAGGTGACTCATATACTGCTTATCCAACAGCAGCACCTTCTTATCCTGATGATGATAAGGAAATTGCAATCAGTCATAGAAACCACGGTATGCATCAACGTGCTAACAACGTGGAGATTGAAGGTGTTAAGTCTGAAGTACCAGATACAACACTTACAAGCACTCTATCTGCTGGTGCAACTTCTATTCAGTTGTCCGATGGATCTCAATTCCATGCCATCATTGGTGGTGCACCGATTGGAGATCTCAACCCAGGGTATATTAAAATTGATGATGAGATCATTAAATACTCTGCCATCTCTGGCACAGGCCAAGTTATTACTGTGGCATCAAGTGGTAGAGGTGCCAATGGAACTGCTGATGTAGAGCATGCTTCTGGATCTATAGTTGAATGCTATAACCTAGACGGTATACCTCTGACAGAAATTAACAAAGTCCACACTTCTATTGAGTGTCCTTGGCTTGATAGTTTCATGTTATCAGTTGACCACGTTGCAACTAATGGTATTCGTGGTGGTGGGTCTAACGTATGGGCTTCACAGAATGTCCAGTTTGAAAGTTTCACACCAACAGTATCTACCATGGTACTGCCTGAAACTGAGATAACTGCAAGAATTAACACTACAACTGCTACATCTGTAGGTAGTGGTGGTGGAGAAGGTGCTTCTCAACCTCGTGACCAGAATTCATTTATTAATAATGGACAATATCTCGACATTGTATTGAATGAATTGAATGCTCTTGCTGCACCAGCGATGGTTGCCTCTAAGATTAATGAGCAAAACAAACTCGATGGTAATAAGTCATTGAAGATGGCATTAACATTGACTACTGAGAAGGATACATTATCACCATGTATCGACCTTGATAGATTATCTTTGATTACAACCTCCAACAGAATCAACTGGTGGCCAGGTGGTCCTGCTCCTTATGGACAGCAAGGACAGATTGATAGGACAATGGATGTCTCAGTCCTACCAACAGGTGATCAAAATGATGCCGTTTATATTACACGTCTTGCAAGATTAGGTAGTGAAGCAAGATCGTTGAAGGTTGATTTCCAGATAACAAGACATCCAAGTACCGAAGTTAAAGTTTACTATCGTGCATTTAAGGCTGGCGACACTGCTGATCCTAATACTGTAGGATGGACTTTCATTGGTGCTCCAATAACTACCTTACAACAACAGTATGACTCTACTGCCACGGATGAAATTCTGTGGAAAGACTACGCTTATGAAGTGAAGGGATTAAACTTTAATGCTTTCCAAATAAAAATTGTTATGAAGTCTTGGAGTCAGGCTAGAGTGCCTTTAATTGCTGATTTGAGGGCTATAGCGTTAGCTACTTAGAACCTCATCCCCAACCCTTACATGGTTGAGTATAATTATTATTATTCCTTTTGTCAAGTATGTCTGAAGATAAAGATACGATTGTCCCTTTTAAGGATGGTTTAGTACCTGTCCAGGGAAGGGATGGATGGTTTAGAGACCCAGATTCCAATGCCATTGTCAACTGTAACAAAACTCAGTACGATGAATATATGGCAGCATATAACAAGCGTCGGAAGAAGGATGAAAAGTTTCAGACTTTACAAACTGACGTGGATGCATTAAAATCAGATATATCTGACATGAAGTCATTACTATTACAACTTGTGGAGAAAAAAGATGCCAGCTGATGTAAGCGAAACAGTAAACCAAGACGAACTACTTGGTCAATTCAAGGAAAGGTACAACAACCTTATCAATGAGAATAATCAACTCTCTAAAAAGATTAAAGATAATGAAGCAACCGCATTGAAACTGCTAGGTGCAATTGAAACACTGGAGTATTTGAATCCAGCAGAAAAGACAGAAGAGACTGCCACTGAGGAGACTCCTGTTGCTGCGGACGCATAAATAAACCAGTAAGACTGTATGCAGTGCTAGGATCCTAATTAAGCAATGGCAAATAGAATACAATTAAGACGTGATGGTGCCCAGCAGTGGGCAAACGTCAACCCAATTCTCGCTCAAGGTGAGATTGGTATCGAAATAGATACCTCTCGACTGAAGGTAGGGGATGGTGTTACGTCTTGGAACTCTCTTAAATACGAGAGACCAATCGAAACCGAATCAAACACTGCAAATACTCTAGTAAAACGAGACGCTGACGGTAACTTTGAAGCAGGTGCCATTACTGCATCACTTATCGGTAACAGTGCTACAGCAACAAGATTAGCAAACGCTCGACAAATTGCCTTAGGTGGTGATATGTCGGGTAGTGGTACGTTCGATGGATCCTCGAACCTAACTATCACTGCTGAATTAAACTATGTTGTTGCTCTACCTCATTATGATGCTAATGATCTAGATGCTACAGGTACATACAGTCAAGTAACAGTTGACTCTAGGGGTCGTATTGTTGACGCAGACAACCCAACAACCTTAGCTGCGTATGGAATTGCTGACGCACAACCATTAGATACAGATCTAACATCACTTGCTAGTATGACCTCATTCGGTCTACTTTCAAGACAGTCTGAAGGTACAATTGTATCAAGGACTATTACTGGTGGTAGTCAGAGAATTATTGTTAACAATGGTAGTGGACAATCATCCAACCCATTCATTGACCTTGCTGATACAACTGTTGTTGTTGGTACTTACAACCCTGTAGGTAACCTAGACACACCTCTTATATCTGCAACTACAGGTGATGAGACAGTTAACACAACTAACTTCACAGTAGACCGATATGGTCGTTTGACATATGCTCAGACTTCTGCTATCGCTACAGCGAAGGAAGGTACTAAGAAACCTGCATACGACGCAGGTACAGCATATAGTAGATACGATATAATAAAGAATTCTTCTGATAAACTCTATCAGGCAATTGCTGATATCGGTGCTGGTGCTGGTGAACCAACCCATACCGATGCATCTGATGCAGGGTCATGGAGATACTTATCAAGTGCTGTTGCACCTCAAAAAGGTATAGCATCATTTGCTCAAGAAGATTTTGATGTTACTGCATGGTTAGACCCAGAGCAAGGTGGTCATGTTACTATTGCTCAGAGAGGTGTTGATAACCTACAACTACAAAATAATAGAGTCTCTTTTGCTGACGGAAATACAAAAGAAGACTTTGAATTAGATCAGGAGTTGACAGCAACTACTGGTTACAGAGGATTTAATTATCTAAACTATGTTAAAGTCAACGATACTTCAGGCAGTCTTCTCTTCGGTGCTAATAACACTGGTGATGCTGGTGCTGGTGAAGTTGATATTAATGTAAAGACATTATTCAGTGATCCAGATTTCGTACTTGATGGAGCACTAACACAAAATATTGAGAAGACTGGTGAGGGTAGTTTCTGGATTAAGAATACTCAGAACTCATCATCTAATCAAGTCCTTAACATCCAGATGACCAATGCTGGTACTGGTGAGGCAAGACTTAATATTGCTGCTGAAGATGGTATTACACTTCATGCTACTGATGCCACAGGTGGTTATCAGCATGGTCGTGTATGCTTTGAAGCATTCCATACTAAGCAGAATGTATTAGCATGTGACCCTGTAGGTAATTTCATACTTGATCCTAATGATACTAATGATTCATCATCTGGTGTTGTTGAGATCTGGGGTGATCTTTTAGTACAAGGTAACACTACTACAGTTAATAGCACAACTATTACAGTAGATGATCCTATTATCACTTTAGGAGGAGACACCGCACCTTCTACAGATGACAACAAAGATCGTGGTGTAGAATTTAGATATTATGATAGTCAAGCAAGAGTCGGTTTCTTCGGATGGGACGAAAGTTATAACAATGCTAACTTGTGGGCTGACACTGGTGGGTTTAGGTTCCTCTACAATGCCACTAACTCGAATGAAGTATTTACTGGTACTGACGCTGCTCTCATCGCTGGTAACCTCGCACTCACAACTAACACAGGATCGACCTCCACGACGACTGGGACTCTGGTAGTCACTGGTGGTGTAGGTATATCACAGAATGTCCATGTAGGTGGTGAAGTAACCATCGCAGGTCAGACTGAGATCAATGATACAGTATTAATCAAGTCTGATAATGAAGACTTTAAGATTCAAACTGCTGCTGGTGTAGATAAGTTTACTGTAGATACTGATACAGGTAACACAGTTATAGAAGGTACAGTTGATATTCAGTTAGAGACTGAGATCACTGACAACCTTATTATTAAGGCAGATAATAAGAAGTTTGATATTCAAACTGCTGCTGGTGTCAGCGTATTCGATGTGGATACTGACAACGGTAACACACATACAGATGGTACTCTCGATGTAGACAGTGGAGTAACATTTAATAGCACTCTGGATGTAGATGATAATACAACACTTAATGCTGAGTTAGACGTAGATGGTGATGTAGTATTCCATAATGACTTCCTAATGGATGTCACTGGTAAGACATTTACTATTACTAATGGTAGTGCTAATAAGTTTCAAATAACAAGCACTAATGGAAATACAGACATTGAAGGTAGTCTCAATGTTGGTGGTTACAATACTTTCGAGCGTACTAATAACATCGTTGTTGATTCTACAACATCAGAATCAGCGATTACCCTTAGCACTGCTGGTAACGCTACTTATGCTGGTGGTGTTAATATCGATAAAGATGTCCGTATCGGGACTGATCTCTATGTATCAGATAGGATTGTAGTCAAGGATGCTGGTACAGCAAGGACAAGACCTTCATTATTAAATAACGTTGATATATTATATCGTCAATATGTTGGTGCTACAGCAGCACACAATGCAGAATTTGCTAATGACCCAGATGCAAACTTAAGGGTTGCTGGTGGTGTAGGTATCGTAGCAGATCTACATGTAGGAGATGATTTCTATGTTGGTAAGGTAGCAACTAATGATAACGTAGAATTTTCTATCCTAGGTGAGTCTGGATACACAACCATAGGACGTGTAGGACAGGGTAATGCAACCGATGGTGCTATTGTAGTCCACGGTGATGCAACATTCAATAGAGAAGTTAATATAACAGGTAGTCTAACAACTGTAGGTAATGCAAACACTGATGTATTAACAGTCAATGCAGTATCACAATTTACTGATGATGTCACAGTTGACGGAAGTTTAACAGTCAACACCAACGCATTAGTCGAAGGTAACCTCACAGTTAATGGTACTACAACCACAGTTAATAGTACTGTAGTTACAGTAGATGACCCAGTATTCACACTGGGTGGGGACACTGCTCCAGGCAGTAACGATGCTAAGGATCGTGGTATTGAATTCAGATACTATGACAACCAAGCACGTTTAGGATTCTTTGGTTGGGATACTTCTGCTGGTAGATATGCACTTTGGCATGCTGCAACCAATTCTTCAGAGGCATTCTCTGGATCAAGATCTGGTTTAGATGCTGGTAGCATAAAACTATTTGACACAACTAACTCAACAACACCTTCTACTGGTGCATTAATTGTAGGTGGTGGTGCTGGTGTAGGATTGAGTCTATATGTTGGAGAGAATTTAGACGTAGCAGATAATACTGCTATAGGTGGAAACCTTGATGTTACAGGAGACTTTGATCTAACTGATGACCTTAGAATTAATACTTCTAAGTTTACAGTAGATGCTGGCACTGGTAACACATATGCAGAGGGCACACTACAAGTTGATGGTAACGTCACCTTAGGTAATGCAGCAGGTGATTCTCACACTGTTACAGGTGTTGTCCAGTTTAACCAAGCAATTACTTCTACAGATATTACTGCTGATCAGATTAAGATTGGTGTTGATGCTGCTAATGAGATCAGCACTACTGCTGGTAATTTAGTACTTGATTCAAATGGTGGCACAGTAAATGTCACAGACGATTTAGATGTTGACAATAACCTTAACGTTGATGGCAATGCCAAGGTTGATGGTACCCTTACAGTTGATGGGAATACTACTATCGGCAATGCTGCTGGTGACTCTCATTCTGTTACTGGTACAGTTCAATTCAACCAAGCAATCACGTCCACAGATATCACAGCTGATTCTGTTACCATTGGCGTGGATTCTGATAGTGAAATTAGCACTACTACTGGGAACAATCTCATACTCGACTCCGCAACTGGAGAAACTCAAGTCGATGATAACCTCACAGTCACTGGCACCTTAGATGTAAATGGTAATACCACAATTGGTAATGCCTCTGGTGATTCTCATACAGTTAATGGTACAGTAACCTTTAATCAGGCAATTACATCCACTGACATCACTGCTGACAACGTGCAGATTGGTGTATCAGGTGCATCTGAAATTGATACCTCTTCTGGTAGTTTAACTATTGACTCTGCTACTGGTGAGACAGTTGTAGATGATAACCTAACTGTAAATGGCACAACAGACATTGATGGTTTAACCACCATTACTGACTCACTAACAGTTAAGGCAGATAATAAGTTAGTTTCTATTCAGAATGCTTCAGGTCTAACTAAGTTTGAAATTGATACCGATAACGGTAATACAGATATACAGGGCACTGTAAACATAGAGGGTGCTACAACTATTGATGACACTCTTAATGTCACACAGGGAGTTGATTTAGATTCAACATTGAATGTAGATGGTGGAGCAACATTCCAAGATGATGTCACCATTAATGCTGACAATAAAGAGTTTAAGGTACAAAATAATTCTAATGTAACCAAGTTTACTATTGACACAGACAATGGTAATACTGATATTCAAGGCACATTAGATGTAAATGGAGCAACTAATGTTACCAATACTGTTGGTATCACTGGTGTTACATCTATCACCAATAATACTAACCCTGCTAACCTAATTGCTACTGCTGCTCTGAATGTAACAGGTGGTGCAGTAATTAATAAGGATGTCTTCTTGGGTGAAGACTTCTATATGGGTCCAAACAATGCCCCAACAGTCTCTATAGTTGGTGCATCTGGTAACACTTCTATTACAGGAACACTTAACGTTACCAATACAACGACTCTAGGCACTGCTGATATAGGAACACTTAACCTATCCAACAACGCTAATATTGACGGATCAATCATAGTCAATACTGACAAGTTTATTGTTGCAGGTCTTACAGGTAACACTGATATCTTTGGTACACTTGATGTTGGTGGTGCAACTGTTATAGATGATACCCTTAATGTTACACAGGGTGTTGACTTTGATAGCACATTAAATGTAGATGGTAACTCCACATTCAGTGGCACTATTACACAAAATAGCACTTCATTATTCAAGGATAATATAGTCCTACGTGGTGCATCTAAGACTCTAATATTACAAAATGGATCAAGCCAAGATAAGATCACTCTTAATTCAACTAGTGGCAACATTACTGCTAGTGGTACTGCTGACGTAGGTGCTCTTGACGTAACTAATAACTCCACCATCGGTGGCACACTTGGTGTAACAGGACAGATCACTGGTAATGTAACTGGTGACCTAACAGGTAATGCTGACACAGCATCTCTAGTTAATGTAACTGAGACTCCTACATCAAACTTGACATACTATCCATGTTTTGTTTCTGCTAACACAGGTAACACTGAAATCAGGACAGACTCTGGACAGTTACAATACAATCCATTTGAAAACAGACTTACTGTTACTAACTTCAAATCAACTACTGACTTTGAGGTTGCAGGTAACTTAAACATTACTGGTAACATCACATATACTCAGTCACAGGTTGGTAGTATTGCTAACCATGATACTGATGATTTGGTAGAAGGGTCATCTAACAAGTATTTCACTAACGAGAGAGTTGATGATAGAGTTAACAACCTAATCAACGCTGGCACAGGCATATCTGCAACTTATGATGATGCAGGTAATATGCTCACCTTAAGTGCAGTCCAGTCAGATCTTAATACTGACAACTTCACTGAAGGATCTACCAACCTCTTCACCACTGCAGCTAGAACGAGGACTCACTTCAC